TACATTTCAAGTACAAATAGATTTCTATAGAGAAAGATATGAAGAAGAATTTCAAGCTATACTAAGAGATGGTGTTGAGTATGATGAGGATAGTTCAGGCTCAGTTAGTGATTCAGAAAAAGAACCAATACATCATTTAAGATTAGTGAGATAATGCAAGTACAAATCAAAGCTAACACCCTTGAAGTTGTCCAAGAACTAAAGAGAATATCTAAAAAGCAAAAAAGTGCTATAGAAAAATCTCTTAACAAAGTTTCTAACATGGCAGTATTTATGATTACTAAAAGAACTCAGAGTGGAAAGTTGCCTGATGGTGGACAAATGAGGGCTTACGCAAAAGGAACAGTTAGAAGCAGAAAGAAAAGAGGCAGACAGACTGGTTTTGTTGATTTAACTGATACTGGTAAAATGTTTAGAAGTTTAGACTTTAAGACTGGTGGATTAAAAAGCACATTGTTTTTTTCTAATACAGAAAGAAATAAGATAGCTTCATACCATGATACATTTGGTGTTGGTAAAAGCAAGGTAGTTAGACCATTCTTTTCTATTGGAAAAAAAGAAGAAGATAAAATAAGGCAAGAGTTTGCATCAACCTATTTCAAAGCATTAAAGATATGAGTAAAAGAGAAAACATAGCTAGTGATATTATTACTAAACTTGATGCAGTAACTAGCCCTATAGAGTTTAAAAAGATAACCAGAGAGCCTTTTGAAGTAGAAGAACTATCAGATGCACAGTTCCCAGCTTTATTTGTGCAATCAGGAGATGAATCAAGAGAAGCATCTAGCATGGGTGATACTGGTGCTGGTAATTATAGAGGTTCTATTGACTTTCTTATAGTAGCTTTTGGTAAGGGTACAACAAGCAATATAGACACAGTAAGAAATCAATTAATAGAAGTAGTTGAAGAAACTCTAGATAATGATATAACTAGAAATGGAAACGCTTTAGATACGCAAATAGTCGAAGCATCAACAGATGAGGGAACGATATACCCTTATGGTGGTGTTAGAATAACTGCAAGAGTAATTTATGAATTTACAAGAGGGAGTGCATAATGGCGAAACAAGTAACTATGAAAAAAGGCAATGATACTATCAAATGCTCAGAAGATCACATAGAGTATTTTCAAAATAACGGATTTACTTTAGAAGGTGAAAAAAAAGTTACCAAAAAAAGTGAAAAAGTGGTAAAACAAGAAGATAAACAAGAAAAAAAATAAACTAAATAAAAGGAGGTTTAAATGGCGACACATCATGGAAAAGAAGGAGTTGTAACAATAGGGAGTGATACTCTAGGCAATGCAACTGGATTTACTGTAGACACAACACACGATACAGTAGAAAAAACTGCCTTAGGTGATTCAATGAAATCATTTATGGTTGGAAGAGGTACTTTTACTGCATCAATAGACATGAACTTTGATGAAACAGATACAGCACAAACAACATTAGTACAAGGTGCAGAAGTAACATTTGCATTTTTACCAGAAGGTAATGCTTCAGGAGATAGAAAGTTATCAGGTAGTGGCATTGTAACTGGAATGTCTGTTGGTGTAACTTTAGATGGTATAACTACTAGAACTGTTTCACTTCAGGGAACTGGTGGTTTGACTATCGGTACTGTGTAAGTAATATATGACTGACAATAAAATTGATTATTTTGATGGTATAAGAGATCATTTTAGTGCATTAGATACTAAGATAATTGAAGTGCCAGAGTGGGGTTTAGTTGGTGATAAATCTATTTATTGCAAACCATTTAATATGATGGAAAAGCAAAAGATTTTTAAAGGTGCTAATAATACCGATCTATTAGTTTTAATAGATGTTATTATAGAAAAATCATTAACGAAAGATGGCAAAAAAATGTTTACAGGACAAGATGTTTTAGGTTTTAAGACTAAAGCTGATACAAATATTATTGCAGACGTTGCCACCAAAATAATGGGTACTGAAAACAAAGATATAGAGGACAATAAAAAAAACTAAAAAATAATGTTGAGTTGTATAATATCTTTGGTTTAGCAGAAAAACTACACAAAACAGTTGCCGAAATTTTAGAAATGTCAGTTGATGAATTTTATTTATGGGTAGCATATTTTGACATTCAAAATGAACAAAGAAAAAAATAAAAACGATTAGAAAAGGCAAGGCGATAAGTGGCAACTAAACAAGTTAATATAGACATCATAGCTAAAGACAAGACACGTCAAGCTATGCAATCTGCTACTAAAGGTGTAGACCGTTTAAAAGGTTCTTTTTTTAGTCTTAAAAATGCAATTGTTGGTATAGGTGCTGTACTTGCTGGTCGTTCTATTTTACAAACCACAGCAGAATTTGAAGATTTAAGAGATTCATTAAATTCTGTAACTGGTTCTGCCCAATCTGGAGGAAAAGCATTTGAATTTATATCTGATTTTGCTACTAAGTCGCAATTTAGTGTGCAAGAGTTAACAAGATCATTTATTACACTGAAAGCAAGTGGTATTGAACCTACAGAAAAATTATTTAGAACATTTACAGATACAGCATCAGTAACCACAGAACAATTAGGAAGTTTAGAAGCATTAACAAGAGTATTTTCAAGAGGTGTGCAAGGTGGTTTAGGTTTAGAAGAATTAAATCAAATTGCTGATAGAGGTGTCCCAGTTTTTAAAATTCTTGAACAAGAAATAGGAAAAACTAGACTTGAATTAAGTGAGTTTGGACAAACTACAGATGGTGCAACCATTATTCTAAATGCTTTGCAAAAAGGATTATCAAAAACATTTGCTGGTGCTACTGAGCAAAAATTAGATAATCTTTCAGTTTCATTTTCAAATTTTGGTATTGCTTTAGATGGTGTTAAAAATAACATAGGGCAAGAAGTATCACCAGCAGTAACAAGACTTACAAATAATTTAGCAAGGTTGTTAGAATTTTTAGAACCTCTTTTTGTAGGACTTGCAAAATTAGTAAATCTTTTAGTAACTGGAGTTATTGTAGCATTTGAAACAGTAGGGAAAGTAATAGGTTTTGTAGTAAATCAAGTAAAAAACTTTTTAGTTTTTACTGGAGTAATTAAAGATGTAACAGAACAAGCAAGTGATTCTGTAGAGAGCTTGGGTACAGCAGTAGTATCAGTTGGTAAAAGTATTGAGCAAGTTGGTAAATTAGACGCAGTTACTAAACAAATAGAAAAAAATAAATCAATAATAGAAGGCATTAAAGAAAGTTTGATGACCGAATTGGAATTAATAGAGCATAAAAATAAAAAAGAATTAGAATTAATTGCACAACAAAAAGAGTTACTAAAAGAACAGATGGAACTCAAAATATTAGATGGTATGGAAGCAAACTCAAAAGAATTAGAAATGGCAAGAGAGCATATAGAAGAATTAACTGCCTTGGAAAAAGAAGTTCTTCAAAAAGGTGCTGATGAAAAATTAGAATTAGCAAGACAAACAGCAGAAGAAGAAAAGAAAATTAGAGAAAAATTATTTGAGGACAATCTTCAAGCAATGAAAACTGGTAAATTTAACGAATTACAATTAGAAAAATTAACTATACAACAACAAAAAGATTTAACTTTAAAAACTGGAAGAGAATTAATAAGTCAATTAGCACAAAGTAACAAGACAGCTTTTAAAGTTGATAAAGCATTAAAACTGGCTCAAGCTGTTATGAATACTTCGGCTGGTGTAACAAAAGCATTATCAGTTGGTAATATTCCTTTAGCAGTATTAATAGGTGGATTAGGTGCTGTTCAAATAGCAACTATTGCTCAAACTAAATACAAAGGTTTTGCTAAAGGTGGTAGACCTCCAGTTAACCAACCTAGTATTGTAGGAGAAAAAGGTGCTGAATTATTTGTCCCTGATCAAGCTGGAACTATTGTGCCAAATGACAAGCTAGGAATGGGAAGCAAGCCAGTAACAGTAAACTTTAATATTAATACAGTAGATGCTAGAGGGTTTGATGAATTATTAGTAAATAGCAGAGGTACATTAGTAAGTTTAATAAATAGTGCAGTAAATGAAAAAGGTAAAATGGCAATCATATGAGTGGTACATTACCAGATACAAGGTTTAAAGCAATTAACCTACAAAGCAATCAAAAAACTTTATTTTCTGAAACAGATAGTGGCAAATCTTTTAGAAGGCAAATACAAGCTCAAAGGTTTAGCTTTACAGTAAGCTATCCACCTATGAAAAGATCAGATTTTGCACCTATTATGGCTTTTATAATGAAACAAAGATCAAGGCAAGAAGATTTTACTATAAATATGCCAAGCTATTTAAATGCTCAAGGAAATGAAACTGGAACACTTCTAGTCAATGGTTCTCATTCTGCAACAGATACTACTATAGCAATAGATGGTTTTGCTAGTGATGGTGCTGGTAGATTAAAGGCTGGTGATTTATTAAAGTTTGCACATGATAAAGTTTATATGGTTATAGAAGATGTAACCAGTTCCAGTAACTCAGCAACAGTAACAATAGAGCCACCATTAAGAACTGCATTAACAAATGATAGTGGAGTTACTTATGATTCCGTACCATTTAAAGTACATCTAACAAGTGATGTTCAAGAGTTCGAAGCAAAAGAGAATGATGGTGATGGAAACTTATTATTTATTTATGAGTTTGATGTCATAGAGAGTTTATAATGCCTAGAGGTTTAACAAGTGCAGTAAAAACTGAACTAGCAACTGGTAAAATAAGACCAGTTTTATTAATAGAAATAGGCTTTAGTACACCAATATATTTAACTGATGCAAGTTTTAATATAACTTCAAGCGTTTCAGGAAGTTCAAAAACTTATTTATCAAATGGACATTTAAAAAACATATCTAACATCAATGAAACAAATGTACCAACTAAAAATACGTTGAGTATTATTTTATCAGGTGTCGATCAAACTTACATAAGTGTGGCATTAAATGAGAATATTATTAATGATGATGTATATATTTATAGAGGGTTTTTAGATAGTAATTTAGCTTTAATATCAGACCCTTTTTTATCTTTTTTTGGAACAATAGATGAATACAATATAAAAGATAGTACATCAACTGCAACTATTACATTAAATGTAACATCACACTGGGGGAACTTTAGTAAAATAAACGGAAGGACTACAACAGATAATTCACAAAAAAGAATATTTAGTGGCGACAAGGGAATGGAGTTCTCTGCACTAACTGTTAAGGATATAAAGTGGGGTAGAGTATAAATGGGTTTCTTTGACAGAATAATAAGTATTGGTGAAAAAGCTGTTGATTTCGTAGGAGATGTAATTGGAGATGTCATTGGTTGGATAATGCCACAACCAGAGATACCAGATTACGGAGATAACTTAGCAGACCAAACTAATAATGGTGCTTTAGTAAATAAGTTTAATGCTAATGCACATATTCCTATTATTTATGGAACAAGAAAAGTCGGTGGCAATGTTGTATTTTTAGAAACCTCTGGAACAGATAACCAATATTTATATATGGCTATTATCCTAAGCGAAGGAGAAATAAATGATATTACATCTATATTGATTAATGATAATGAGGTAACTTGGTCAGGAGATATAGCAGATAATACTCAAATTACTGTAGGTAGTGGAGATGCAAACTTTTATAGTGGTGCAAGTTTAATAACTTGTGAACCTCATTTTGGAAGTGATAGTCAAACTGCATCATCATTATTATCAACATTGAGTTCATGGACTTCAAACCATAGATTAAGAGGGCTATGTTATTTGGCTTTGAGGTTTGAGTGGAATCAAGACAAGTTTGGTTCATTACCAACAGTTCAAGCAGTAGTTCAAGGTAAAAAGGTTTATAATCCTAACCTAGATGGAACTGTAACTGGTGGAAGTGGTAGCCATAGAGCAGATACAAGTTCTACATGGGAATATTCAGATAATCCTATTTTACAATTACTAGACTATTTAAGGAATGAACGATTTGGAATGGGTATAGCTAACAGTTATTTTGATAGTAACTTTGCAGACTGGCAAACTGCATCTGATGTGTGTGATGCAAATATCACCCCTTACAGTGGTGCTAGTCAGATAGATTTAATGGACAGCCATGCAGTTGTCGATACTTCAAAGAAAGCTATAGATAATGTTAAAAAATTTGTATCAGGTGCTAGGGCTTATTTAAACTTCTCTGGGGGTATATATAATATTTTAGTGGAAACAAGTGGCTCGGCATCAATAACTTTAACAGAGGATAATATTATTGGGGGTATATCGGTAAAAAGTAAAAACAAAAACTCACGATATAATAGAGTAATTGTAACTTTTACAAATCCTGATAAAAATTACCAAACAGACACAGTACAATTCCCACCAGTAGATGAAACTGGTTTAGCAAGTGCAGATCAACACGCAACTATGAAAACAGCAGATGGTGGTTTATTATTAGAGGGAAGGT